TAAATAATAAAAATATTTAACTAAACTTTCTTTTTTTTCTATTTTCTTTTCTTTAAGAACTTTTGAAGTAGAAACAACTTGCTTACTATGCTTTATTTGTTGTTTTAAAGCGTTTTTAGACACTTTCTTTTGATTTGTATGTAAACTATTGTCTTTTGTTTTTTTGTGTCTTATTTTAACGTTTTTATAAGTTTTACCATTTACAACTATTTCTTTTGTATTGTCTATTGGTTCAATTATAACTTCATCTTCTGTTTTATCTATTTTACTATTGTTGTTTATTTCAGTATTTTCATTTGTTTTTATTTCTGTTTTTACATCAACAACTGAAACACTATCTTTCTTTTCTTCTAAATTTGTTTTACTAACTTTTCTTGAACCACAAGATATAAATACAATACTAACTAAAATACAAATCAGCTTCTTCATTTCTTCTATTTGTTAAACCATTAAGAACTTTACCACCAGCTTTATTCCATCTTAAAAATTCTGCTTTTAGTGTTAAATCATTTGGATTTTTATTTACTTTTTTTAACAAAGTAGATGAAGCAAAATTACCAGTTCCAACATTATAAGCAAATGAAACTAAAGCATTAAATTGATTTTGTGTTAATTCAGTTGTTACTAATTCATCTACTCTTTTACCAAATCTATTAGCTATTTCTTTAAACATTTCAAATGCTTGTTGTTTAGTAATATCTTTGTCTAATAAAGTTACTCTTTTACCATCTGAATAATATGTATTTCCATATCCTATTGTCGGTATCTTTGCTGGGCATAGGTAAGGTTTTAAACTTAATCCTTCGTGTTTAGTTATAAATAAATAACCTTTATTATCTAAAATCATTTGTTACTTTTTTTATAAATTTCAAATTGCTTTTTAAGTGCTTCGTGGTCTTTTTCTAACTGCAAATATTTACCTTCTAATTCATTAAATTTATCTTTCCAATATTTACTTGCCTCTACTTCTTTTGCATAAGCTAAATACAAATCATTAAATTGCTTTTGTAAACTTCTAACATCGTTTCTTAAATCTGCAATATCTTTAGTTTGTTCAACATTACAAGCTCTTAATTCATCCCTATCAGTTTTTAAATCTTCAACTAAAGCATCATAGATATTTTGAACCTTTGTTAAAAAGTCACCATTGCTATTTTTTATTTCTACTTTTTTAGCTTGTTTACCACCAAAAACCCAAGCAATAGGAATTGATAATGTACTAACTATTGCAACCCAATTTTCTAATAACCAAATCATAAGTTTATATTACTATTGCTTCTGCTTGTTGGAATATCTCGTCAACTTGGTCGTCTGTCATTTGTGTAACTGATTGAATAAATAAAACAGTCTGACTATACCGCTCTACTGTTGTGCCATAATTCCAAACATTTTTAGCTGCTGTCTTTGTAGGTTCTTCTAATTGCTCTAATGCACTCTCAATAGTTGTTTCTAAATTCATTAACTTTAAAATAGTTCGCACTCTCCAAAGTTGTACCTCACTTGGTGTTTTGTCTCTAAACGCTTGGTCTATTTCCTCTTGTGTTGCACCTTCATAAAACTCTCTTGTTTCAAAATTAAAATAAGGTTTAACTAAATTATCAGTTAATAATTCATCAATCAATATTTCAGTATCTAAACATTCATTTGAGTAAGTAACTCCTACAACTTTATTTGTTGCTTTTTCTATTATTGTTTTCATATTAATCAGTAATTTTTATGCCTCTGTATGTTATACTATCTGCTGCATTTGTTAATTGACAAGTAACAAAGAAATATAAATCAGCAGCTAAATTGTAAGTATATGTTGATACACCATTTGGTAAAGAACCTATTGTTTGGTCGTTTGGTGTTGCTGCACTTGGATGAAATACATAAGCATTACCTCCATTTAAAGCTATTTCTCTTTTAAATTTCATCATAGCATTTGAAGTATTAAAACCTACTGTTACAAGTATACTTGCACCAGTCAAAGTATTTGTAGTATTAATTTCAAGTGTATGGGCTGTATTACTTATATTTGCTGCTTTTGTAACCATTGCAGAGAAATTTAAAAAGTCACCATTACTGAAAGTATTAGCGGGAATAAAATAAGTAGCTATAATAGTTTTTGCAGTTGTTCCAGTATGCGTTACTTGTGGTGTTAAATTAAATAGTTTTCTTTGTCTTAAAGCTAACGCATCAAATACTGAATTTTGACTTGGTGCTTTATCAGTCACTCCGTCTGTTATACTATCTTCAATTATAGTTTTGTTTTTCCAAAGTTGTGTTGAAGTTTCGTATGTTAATGATTGGTTGTTTAAAGGTGTATCTATAAAAACATTGTGAAGTTCGTCAAGTTCCCATCCGTTCATTATCTTTACATAAATCTTACCATTGATTGCGTGAGCGTATTCTACGTAACCTAATATAACAATATGACCAGTAGCACCAGTTGGTTTAACATTTGTCATTCTACCAGCAGTTGTTGGACTTAAATAAAGTACATCACCATCTACCCAAGTTTCGCCTTGTAAACTTCCGGTTGTGTTTATTCCTTCTAATTGTCCTACTGTAATAATAAACCCTTCTTGATTTGTAGCAATAGTTTCTGTTACTATTCCTAATGTATCTGCACTATTTAAATCAGTATTTGCTTGTGCTAAATTAACTGCTAATCTTTGACCTTGAGCACCACTTATTTTTACAACTTGATATGCTGCTTTTGTTAATGTAGTGTTTGGTGTTACTTTGTTTACTACTCTTGCAACTAAATCAACTCCATTTTTTAAGATAACAGAACCACCTTTTAAAGTTGTTTCTGAACTACCTATTGTATCATTCCATCTTGTTGTTGCTACTGCTGCCGTTCCTGTTGGTGTAGTGTCTAAAGTTAATTGACCAGCTTTTAATTCATATTCACCTAAATCAACATTAGTAGTTGCACCTGTATAAGGTACAAAAGTAGAAGTATCAGGAATATCTGAAATATCAGCAATACCTGTATAATCTTTATCTTGCCATTCAGCAGTTCTTTCAGTCTGAACATTATTAGAACTTAAAATCATTGCTTTTGTACTTCCATTAGTTTGTGTTACTAATTGGTGTGCTTTTATAGGCAAAGTTGTTTCATTTCCTTCATCAGTAACTTGTTGAAGTGTAGGTGTAGTACCAGTATTTACTAATTCCCAAACTGCTGCACCTTCTGTTGGGTCAGTACAAACATAAACATCACCATTATCTAAAATCCATCTTGTATCTTGAACAAAACCTTTTGTTACATCATCAGTTGCAGTTGGTGTAATAGTAAAATTATGTGATACTTCACGAATAACATTACCATTACTATTCATAATGTAAAGTCTACCAGCTTCCCATTTATGTTCAAATCCTACACCACATATTTGAGCAATACCACCTGAACCACCATCACCAGCATCAATAGTTCCTTTTTTAAGCATTGAACCATTATCTAAAATAATAGCATCACCATTTGAAATACTTATGTTTTCACCACCTGTTACATTACCTAATACTAAAGTTTCTGCAAGTGTTTGTGTTCCACCACCGCCACCTGTTACTTTATTTATGTTTACTGTAATTAGATTATCAACTACATTAATAGTAACTTCTTCAATAGTTTCTCCTACGTTTATATCTATAATATCACTCATTATCTTGTTACATCGTTTTTAATTAGAAAATTACCACTTATGTAAGTCTTAACAGTTCCATCACCAAACTCAATTTCTATATCATATAAATAGTTATATGCACAAATATCAATTATTTGCTCATTAATCTTAAAAAGTCCATTAGCAGCGTTTGTAATTGTTAAACCAGCATTAGCAACTGAAGTTAAAGATAAAACAGGAATACCACCATATTCTTTTCTTAACTGCATTCTAATAATAGCATCTTCTAAACTATATGGTGCATCGTTTAATAGTAATTCAAAAGTTACTTCGTCAAATGTGTCTCCTTTAATGCTTTGAAAATTTAATCCCATCTTTAATTTTGTTTTCTATTTTTTTAAAAAAAATTTCTAACTTCTTAACGTTAGCTTGTTTTGGTTTATATTTATTTATCATAAAACCCAACCTGTAAAATAAGCATCTTTATCAGGATACATATCACCATTTGAATTGGCATTAT